CAGAGTCTCAGCGTACCGCTGGTCGTATGACTGTACAAGAAGCAATAAAATAACCCCCAAGTATACGTAATGTATACCTGAGGGTAACGCCCCCTTGGGATCCTTAATTGGATTCCTTGGGGGCTTTCTTTTTTATTATCTATTGTTATGTTTAATCAGCTTCACGCAATGCATCTAAAGTATACTGGTGTGTATCCTTAGCCTTAGCTCTGATCTTCTTACGACCTTCCTTTGCACGTAACCTTTGTCCCTCGAAGGACTTAGCAAGGTTCTTAACACCATCATCGTTAAGTACTGCAAGTGCTATAGCATACAACTCCTTGTTATTAATATGATCCCAAGGTTTATCTCCAGATAACCTAGCTTTCTTATCAAGGTTAGATACATATGCAAAAGCCCTATCTGCAAGTTTAGGATGGTAGATAGAGGTAAGACTACCCATATTACTCATCTCATTGTAAACATACCTAGCATAGTTAGGGTCCGCAGGGGATCCTGAAGGGTTACCTTCTGCCAATGCACGTAGGTTCGCAATACCTCTGTGAGTAGCCTCACGGATACCCTTCTGCATCTCACCGATAAGGTCGTATTCCAGTACCATATCTAACCAGACATCATTGATAGCCTTATATGAAGACATGAATGATCCTGCATCTGTTATGATAGCATCATAGATAGGTATGATATAAGGGTCTCTCCCATTCTGAGCAGCACGAAGCTTTGCAAGGTATTTAGTTACTAAACCTACAATAGCTGCAGCATCGAAACCAATAGTGGTCTGAGCTAACACACCCTGAGTGGCACCTAAACCTGCAACACCATTCTTCTCGTACAATGCTGAGGTCTCTGACTCATACGTTGATGTGACAGTAGACCTACTGGTACCACCTTCACTGATATAGATACCATCCTTACCCGATACAAACTTCTTCTTATTAGTAACATCAAAGAACTGACCTTTCTCATTCTTCCTACGAGTACGAGTGACAGCAGCAGATGCTAACTTAGCCTCAGTCATAACAGTACCACTGACAGACGTTTGCTGACCTGTTGGTTGTGTGTAGATGATAGGTTCATTAACAAAGCCAGTGACACCCACATAAGCTTTAAGGTTATCAACATAGTTAACAACATCAGCACCTACAGTAGCCACAAGGTTATCCTTAAGGGTATTAGTGAGAATCTTTATTGCTTTATCTGTACCTATTTCACCAGCTACAAGCGCAATCTCTGAGTTAGGATTTGAGATAACTGCCTTAACAGCATACGCTTTCATACTAGCTAATGCCTGACCATAAACAAATGTCATCAGGGGTGGCTTTAGGAAGTTCGCTTTATCTTCAGTGGCTAACTTAACCAATCTTGTGATCTTCATTGCATTCTCAGGACTAGCTTCACCTATCTCATCGACAGGGTTTGTCAGTAAGTTATGTTTGAGCAAGTCACGCGGGTCACCTGCAATACCTTGGAACTTAGCCAGTATCCTAGGGGATCCTTTAGGTCTGTATACACCGACACGATGCATCATATGTTCCTGACCTAACTGAGCCAGAAGACCTGCAAGTCCATTAGCAACACCATCTTGCTCGACCATCCTCATCTGACTTGTATATGGCTTACCAGACCTATAGGATTGCATATAACGTGCAAGCTCTGAAGTAGCTTCAAGAACATTGAGGAACTCATCAGGATGTGATCTTGCATTAGCATCAATGAAGTCCCTAGTGGCCTGAGACAGGTCAGCTAAGGTTGCTTTGAAGTCTTCAAGCTCTGCATTACGAAGTAAGTTATCAACACCCATGACACCCTGAGGTGTAGCCTCCAGTTGCTTAAGGTCTCTGATAGCATTAGCATCTTCAAATGCCAGTAACCAATGACCAACCTCAACACCTATGGCCTCCAGAGACTTAAGCTCGGGGTCATTACCAGACTGCATACGATTAACTGTATCACGGTATATAACATCAGGCTTCAAGCCACCCACCTTAAGTAGAAATGAAGCTATAGATATAACTGTACCCATATCCTCATCTGTACGAGACATAGGTCTGATACTATATAGATGTGGTGAACCAAGTACCTGACGTACCATCTTGTGGTTCTGAGGGCTTATCTGATACTGATGCATAGTGATACGGGTATTACCTAACTGTCGTTGAAAGCTAAAGCCTATCTGATCATTCTTGTAATGAGCTAACGCATTAAGAACTTCCAGTTGGTTAGTAGCATGTTTCTTATACATACCATTCTGCCACTCAGGGGTTCTTGCAAGCTCTAAGAAATCAGACAGAACCTTGACCTCCATTATTAATAAGATATTATCAGCATCGTTATCAGAGTATCTTCGTGCAGCTGAAAGCTTCTTCTTTGCTTCGTTGAGTTGGTACTCAATCTCTACGGGTATGTTACGTATCTTATCAATACGCTTATGCCCAACATCAAAGAAGTCTGATACGAAAGTAAGATGGTTGTTCGGTACACCTCCAGTAAGATCAACAGATGCTGCTTCTTCTAATGCAGATATACCAAAGCCAAATGCAGCCTTACCTCGGATACCACCAACAACACTCTTAACATTAGAGTAGAACTTGATTGCATCTGTTATAACATCAACCTGACCCATGTTGTACTGATCCCCAGTTGTCTTCTTGGTACGTGTACTAGAAGCATACCTTGGCTGACCATCCTTAGAAGTCTCACCGATAATCGGAGGCACTCTAAACTTAGGTGCTGAGACCTGACTACTGCGTAACTGCAATGCCTTTTGACCCGTAGGTGTCAAGTTGTACAGTATAGGCTGAGCCACACCACCGATCATCTCACCAACAGCTTCGATGTAGGATGGGTTAGCTTCTTTATAAGCATGTAGTGCATTGAAACCTATGAGTTGATAAGCTTCTCTTGAGAACTTCTTATACAACTTAGGGTTGACCTGAGTATCTATGCCACCTTCACGTACCTGACGGAAAGCCTGCCATGCATCAGATACAGACCTACCTATGTCAGATACAGTCCTTGCTTGACTGTCACTTGCAGCGTCCAGTATACCAATCTGTTTCATAACATCTTCAGATAGGACATCAATGACTCCTTGGGGTATGAATGAACCGCTGTCATTAAGTGCAGCTTCAACCACTACAAAGGTATTGATAAGATAATCAGGATCCATACGGTACACCCTGTTGTCATGAGAAACAACAGATGCATCAAGTCCCTGAGGACCTACGAACAAAGACTCTTGGTTGAGTGCATACCTTCCATCTTGATCTAAGGTTGCCTGCCCCTCCAAAGGAGCCTTAAGGAACCCCATGTCAAGGTTGAACACACTGGCTACGCCTTTATGTATTCCTTCAAGACCCCTTTCATACTCAGCCTTAGCGACCTCAGGAAGAGGAAACTTATCTGTATTCTCAAAGGATCTGGCAGTACCTAAAAGATCAAAGTCATTCTTCAGGTTTATCAGAGACCTTCCAACAACAGGGCCATTAACAGGACCCCATATCTTCATAAGATCCTGTGGACCTAAGTAACCAGAGTCTAGCTCCGGTGACGATCCACCTAACTTGAACTGTTGTTGAAGTGACTGAGGTGCCTCAATCTGCCGCTGCCTTTGCTCTGTCTCTGCAGGTGTAAGGTTAGACTGCATGTACTCTGTTGGTTCATTACCGAAGTCCATACTGATCTGATTAGGGTCAGGTATGTTGCTTTGGTCAATGTCTGCAGAGGTAGTATCAATACCACCCCATTGGACACCTTCGGGTACTGGGCCACCTCGTTCTGTACGTGGGATATGTAGTTGCTTTTGTGGTGATGCCCTAAAAGGAGCAATCCCTTCGGGACCTACTTGTTCAGGAGCATCATCGAATATTCCTGCCCTCATAAGGGCATCAGCAGTATCACTGCTTAGACCTCGCTTAGGTCCACTTTGCTTTAGAGCTGTATACTTACCAGCCATAGGGTTTACCTCCAATTATTTCCATTGAGTAACTTCATATAGTTTATGTTTCATAGGGCCTAAAAATGGTAGACTTCCATAGAAACTCTTCATCATCTTAGCATCATCACCTTCAAAGTAGCCTTCAGCTATTCTGTAGAATCTCTCCACAGTACCTGCTGCAGCTGCTTCACTTGCAACGTTATTCCATGTCCACTCTGTAAAGTCTTTACTACTGTTACCATAAAGAGGTAATAGCATTGGACTGCCTATGATACGCTCACCAGTCCCTAAGAGTCCTGAGGAGTAGATCATACGCAAAACCTTATCCCTGTCTGTCAGGTATGGTGATGGTCCTCCGTACTTAAGCTCGTCTTTCATAGCCTGAGACAGGAAGCCCATGAACAGCATTGTAGCTGCTGAGGCAAAGGTTGAGTAGCGTAGTCCCTTAGAGTACTTAACACCGTCCCACAAACGTGGTAACTGGTTAGCAGTAAACGCTGAGATATAACCATTGAACTGAGTAAGTAACATAAGATGCTGATTACTATATGGTATAGGTCTGTTGAATGCATCTGGCATAGGTACTGCTTGGTTGATGAACCTACCAGCTCCTATCAAGAAGTTACGTTCCCATGTAGTCTGATCAGCCTGTGACAAACCATCCCAACCAGATCTAGACTTCAAGAAGTTATTGATACGAGTGAATGAAGCTTTCTCAGAAGCTGTGAGCTTACGCCCATCTTTAACCTTCTGATTTAACTCTTCCATACGAATAGTATCTTCATGTGTAAGTTGAGATATATCAGGCAGACCTAACATCTGATTAGAGATACGGGTCATTGCTTCAACATCAAGACCTAAGTCCTTAAGCATCTTACGTGATTCCATAAGTTCAGGCGTTGGAGCCTTACCCCTGTAGCTCATTATAATATCCATCTTATCAATCAAGAAGTCATTAAAGAATGCAGCTCGTATGTTACGGTGCATCTGTGTCTGATCTTGTAAGAAGTTAGACTTAAAGAATGAGTCTGCAATATGCTTAGTAAGCTGGTTAGTTTCAACCATACCTGTTGTGGTTGCTGCTCCTGTCTCTTGAAGACTAAGTCCAACCCTCTGGACAATAGTCTCAGGGGATCCTGCAAACATCTTACGGGGGTCCCCAGATGAACGTGCATCAGGTTCCACCTTTAACTTAGGCTTACCTTTAAGCCCTGCTTTCTCAGCTGCACCGGATACCCTAGTAATTTCACCAAGGTTAGATGCATAAGACGCAAGGGCTTTACCGGCTTGGTAGCCTGCAAGACCTATGTTATCAACAAGGACTTTACGTGGTACACCATGAAACAGTAATCCAACCTCAGGGAAAGAGGAGATAGCTGCCAGACCTAAGCCTTGTAGTGCAGTAAGAAGAGTCAGATATTTCTGAGCTGTCTTCAAGTAGTAACTGTCTATACGTTTGTAGTTACCTGACTCAGCATTGATAAGGTTATTTGTATGGTACGCAGCTTCATTGAACTGAGCCTTAGCTTCTGCCTGTCGCTCAGGGTCATCACCTGCTTTAATCATAAGACCTTGGTACAGGTTACGGAAAGCCTGATCCATTACCTCACCGTTACGACCAAGGAACTTCATATGAGTCTGATATCGTGAAGACATCCGAGACACTTCCTCAACGTTCTTGAAGAAGTCTTGCTCAAGGAACTCATCAAAGAGTGCATTGTCAGACAGACCTAGTGTACGTGATTCATATTCAGATGGTGAGATACCGCCATCCATCACGTTAAACTCTTTATTATCATCTAGGACTGTGTCATTGATAATGTTCTCAGCGATCTTAGTTGCTTGGTTGTGTGTCATTCGATACTCTTTTACAAGTAACTGAATGAACCTAGCCTTATTAGCATCTATGTACTCTCGCTTGAATCCCTTATGCCTGAACATAAAGTCTTGAAGGTTATGTATCAGATTCTTACCGGCCTTTGCATTAACCTCGTTAGTCTCTTCAAAGACCCTGTTAACCATTGCTTCGTACTTGAACAACGAACTTTCGAATGCTTCCTTGTTCTTGCGGTACTTAGGGTCTACCTTATCCCAGTTGATCTTAGACATAGCCTCACGAACACCCATGTTCTTTACACCTTCTCGGTTCTTACGACCTGTGATAGGTGCTAACACTTCATTGTAGAAGGAGTTAATCATATCAGATGCATATCCCTGCTTAGCTGTGGAGCTACTCAATGGGTCACTGTCGAACTGCTTAAAGTGATCTGATGCTTTACCTGAAAGAGTCTCATGTGAAGCCTGCTTAACCCTCTGGTACTCTGTGAAGTTACTGCCATGAAAGATACCATGCCTTGTATAACCAAAGACACTTAGTATTCTGGCAGCTTCAACGTCAACCTCAGCCAGCTTAATCATTGCTCGTGATGCAGAAGACCTGAAGAAGTTCTGGGGGTTCTTTATGAATGCCCAGATATCCTTAGCTCCAAGGAATCCCTCGGGGTTATTCTTCCTGTGTTCATATGCAGCAGTATCCATCCAACTAGATTTAGATGCCTTACGACTTCCGTCTTTATTGTATGCATCACCATTGTAATCTTTACTGTTCATAGCTGATTTCTCAACACGCGCACTTGCTGCAGCCTGTAAGTCATCAGCCCATTCATCATTAGAACGAACCTTACCATGCTTCTTGAATTCTTCTTCTTCAGCGTAATCAAACTTAGTGTTGTACCTGTCAGACTTAGACGGATCTAAATAGTCAGCAGTTGAACTCCAATCACCTACATCAAATGCAGTCTTGGGTATTGACAATGCACCACCCATTATACCGCCAGCAGCTATCGCGTTTATCATACGGTTCTCAACTTCATCGAAGTTCCACTCTTTATCAGAGCCAAGAACAGCAGCTGTATACTGTGTCATCTCCTGAAGTAATTCCGTACTACCTTCAAATGCAGCACCTCTTGAGAGTTGACCAGCAACCCTCTTGAATAAAGCACCTTTGACTACTTGATCTTGAGCAAACTTAAACCCATCTTTGGATAGTTTAGCAAGCTCTAGTTTAGCCATTGAAGCTATCTGCTTCTCAGCAGCAGCCCCTGTCATACCTTTGGCGGTAAGGTTCTTTATAAGTTCTGCCTTACCACTGCCAGTGAGGAACTGAGAAGGTCCTATGATACCTTTCAGACCTAAACGATCAGCAACCATCAGCAGTGCACCACCGCCAATAGCAAGAGGTAGATTCTTAACACCTATGTCACCTTCCATCTCATCTAAGACTAAACCAGTGTACATCATGCCTGTTGATGTGGCTCCTGCAACAGCTACAGTACCTACAACAGCAGCTCCTGCACCTAAGGCTCCAACCACAGGGGCAGCTGCCATACCTGCAATAGTCATTGTCATGTACGGTAATGAAGACCCAAAGATAGTTGCAAGGTAGTCTGTAGATTCATCAAAGGAAGACCAGTCAACCTTAGTTATATCTGATTGGAGCATAGGCATCTCTGCCATCTCTCGCTCAGCTGTGGCTACATTAGATGCAAAGTAAGTCTCAAGGTCTTCAAACCCAGCTTCATGGGCAAGCTTCCACATAACCTGATCAAAGCCTTTACCGATACCCATCCATGAGACATCCCAGCTTGCACTCATTGGTGAGTATGCCATACCCTCCGAGTCAGCCCCATCTATACGAGTACGAATACCTTTGTATAGATCTGGGTTAGCTGCATACTCTTGCATGTTGAAAGCCATAACCTTCTCAATAGGTATACCACCAGAGTGTGCAGTCTCTGTAGACCTGAGTAGCTTTGCAGCCTTCTCCCAATCTGATAACTTATCAAAGTTAGGGTCACGCATCTCACGTTGGTAGACACCGCCCATGTACACATCAGACCCATAAGGATCTGTTGTTTCCTTAGACTTACCCATGTATCCGGGGAGTACCATACCAGATGCAAGTAGCATGTCTGATAAGGCAACACCATCGGAGTCGTATAGGTCACCCAGTGAACGATCATATGTGTCAAGCTCGTCACCTGCGGATACCTTTGTGAATCCATGTCTGTTGGCAAGATCCCATATGTATTGGGTTGCCAACTCACCACCAACTTCACCATGTTTAAATCCAGCATCAGCACCTTGAGTGATTAACTTACCAATCTCACGGGTATCAACGTTACCAACACGAACTCGTTGACCTGTCTTAAGGTTCTTAGCTGTGTCTCCATCAATCAAGGCCCAATCGGAATCCCCCAACATATAGGAAGGTGCTTGAGATGCTACTGCCTCATCTCCAGTTTTGTAATCTTCAAAAACAGAAGACAAAGCCTCCATCGTATCATCTCTAAGCATATTCTATTCCTTCTTATTGCTTGGCATAAGGCCAAGATCTCTGTATACATTTATATTAAGACTGTTATAACTACTATTCTGTCTGCCCGGATCTGTAGTGGACGACATCCACATGATGAAAGGAGAATACTTGTTAGAATCTTTAGCCTGCTTCTTCCAGAAGTCCATGTGTTTCGGGGGTATTGCATTGAATCTCTTGTTAAGTTGTATAAGTATATCAGCTTTGGTGGCTTCAGTTTTCATAGTGTAAATGAACTCAGTCTTCTGGTCCTCGGTCATAGCAGAAGCTTCAACCCTAGCTATCATGTCATTCTGTACACCATGAACCTTATTAAGTTCTTTGGACAGAGTGTTCATTGCATCGGAACTAACAACCTTACCTTCTGAATGATATATAGACTTAGGTACTTGTGTCTTCCCTGAGGTTATCATTGATCGGTCTAAGTGACCCATCAAGGAAGCTATGTTAACTTCTTCACCAAGAGCAACAGCTGAGGCGTAAGACTCAATAGCCCTTCGGAGCATTGGAATACTCTTCTCAAGTCCATCAATACCATATGAATCAGTGTAAGAGTCAACCATCTGTTGAGACAGTCCAGCTTCTTGGAACATCTGAGTTACTTTAGCTACGTTACCTTTGTCATACATACCTTCACCATCAGCATTCTTAGTCTGACTGTTCAACTTATTCAATACCTGATCTTGGATCCTATTGACGCTGTCTGTTGCATCTAGCTTACGAGTCTGACGATCCTTCTCACCAGTAGCAGCAGGTCTCCATCCTGTCTTAGTGACATCAATAGTACCTAGCTGTGGGTGGTTAAGGTACTTACCGTTCTTGGATGCATATACCTTCTGGAAGTTACCGTACTTGTCAACATAGTTAACAGTTTTAGACATATCAATTGAATCATTAGCCTTAGCTTCAGCAGCAGTTTCGGCACCAGCGGCCTCAAGTTTAGCTTGATTATCCCAACCCTTAAGGAGGACTTGGCCAGCAGCCATACCTGAACCACTACCTGAGTACCCCATAAGACGAGCACCTGTGTAGTAGATCAGTGCCTTCTGGATAGCTGGGTCATCCCATAGTTCTCCTAGGGAATTAGCTGCACCTTCCATCATTTCTTTGAAAGGAATACCATCAAACAGACCTGCAAGGAATCCTGTAGATGCCTGCTGAACTTGAGACATTGGACCAGACTTGAGAGCTCTGAATTGATCTGGTGTCATGCCTGATGCTAGTTTCATAATCTTCTGTGCATTAGGGTCTTTCTCAACTACCTCTTTTTTCTTCCTAGCATCCTCTTCAGCTTTCTCGAGATCTCCAACAAACTCTTCTTGAGTTATACTTCGACCACCTGCAGCGATATTAGCTGCATTAGCTTCCTCGTAAGCCCTCTTCTCCTCACCAGAACCCACATGTCCAAATGCGTGGGCGGCACTAACCCCCTTCTCAGTCTGGTAGTCCTTGAGATCTTCACGTTGTTGCTCGATCTTATTATGTATCTCAGGGACTTTTTCATTATATTTTGATCGTCGCCACTCACTTAGATCCATTGGTCTGACACCGTCAGCTAATCCAGATGTGTACTGGTTGTAGGCATCTTCCCCTGTCTCAGAAAGCATTGGACCATACTCAGGGATGCCTTGAGGGACAGCCACAGGTACCATACTCGGTTCAGCGCTAGGTACCATCTCTTGACTGGGGATGTCAGACATCACAGGTACTGCAGACACCACCTGAGGGACTACAGGGGGCTGCGCTGGAGCAGCGGATGTTAAGCCTAATAGTTTTCTTAATTCATCTAACATACTACTTACCTCCTTGGGCTCCGCCTTTACCACCACTAGTGGCACCTCGGGGTGCATTCTGGACGGGTAGGCCTACTGTGTTACCACCAGACATAACAGGGTTACCTGCTGTATCCCTGAGGATATTATTAGGCACTGGTATAAATGCTGGGCTTGTGGGGTCACCTGCAGGACGACCAGCAATAATTGGTGTTGTTGCATCTACAAAAGCTGGATCAAAGGATCCTATTGTTGTGGTTGGGTATCCTTGGGTGACCTGAGGTTGCGCAAAGGGCATACCATTAACCACCTGATCTGGAACACGAACTGTTGGGTCAATAGCTGGAGTTAACCCATTACCATTGAGTGCCATGACTCTTGCCATAGTTGCTTCGTTAGCGTTCATAGGTAGTGTACGGGCAACTGGTGTAGCAGCAGGTTCCCTACTTGAGTCTAAAGCAACTGCTTGTTGGTACATATCTGGTGGTGCTTGAGGTGCACTCCATACAGGAGCTGGTACAGACTCCATCACAGCATACTGAGCTGGGCCTGTGTCTACAGCATCATGATCAATCACAACAGAGTGAGGATATGTTGCTGCAGGTTTTATGTTAGTGTTGAAGTAATCTTCTACTTTCTTCTTTGTCATCTTGCTAATCTCCGAATATGATATCCCAGAAGGATTGAAATGTTTCTTTAGTTTTAGGTGGAATCTTATCTGTTATTTCCTTCTTAGGTTTACCACTTTCATCACCACCAAAGATACTATTAATGAAATCATTAACAGGATCGAGAAACCCAGCATCAACTTGTGGAGGAGCCTCCTGCTGCGGTACTTGCTGCTGTGCCTTAGAGACTGCAAGGTTGTAACCATACTGCCTCATAGCTTCAGCAGTCTCTTCCATACGGGAAGCCACGCCACTCTTTGACTTAACTGCAGTCCGATACTCATCGTTATCTAGGAACTCATCTGCTGCAGACTCCCACTGGCCACTGTTAAGTAGCTTCAATGTTGCGGGACTTCCACTGAGACCACCTCTGTATGTAGAGTCAAGAAGTCTTAGTTGTAGTTCCTGTGGGAGTGTGTCGTAAGATGGGACAATACCACGTGTCTTCTGTTCAAATGAATTAACTACCTGATCAAAAGGTATCCCAGAGTACTCCCCTGTCTGACCGAATCCAGTTGTAGGGACACCTTTAGTGTCAATATAAGATCCAGCATTGTACCCTTCGGAGGATACAATCTGAGCTTCCTGAGGGGTAAGTTCACGACCTAACATAGAACGTGCTTTATTAAGAGCATCAGCTCCGTGTAATGAGGTACTCATAGAGTCTCCTTGATAGATTATTTTCCTTGATTAGCTGCGTATAGACCAGCACCAATTAAGATTGGGATACCAAATGGACCCAGTGCTGCTGCCATTGGGGCTGCTGATGCAACTGATGCACCTGTTAATGCTGTACCTGCTGAAGCTGCAGTTGTTGCAGCGGCTGCCTGTTGAGCTGCTATAGCTGCCTCTGCACCACCTGCTGCAAGCCCACCAAAAGATGCTGGGGTCGCACCTATCAATGCTGCTGGAGCTGCCCCTGTAGTTGACAAAGCTGCTGCTTGTTGAGCTGCTATAGCTGCGTCAGCGCCTCCACCTAACATACCTGAAGGTGATATAGCTGTACCCATCGTATTCGATAATTCTGAGACAGGTACATTAGGATTCGCAGGGGCTGTCAGGGAACTCCAGACATCCTTAGCTTTACCAGATAAATAGTCACTAGCTTTGCCAGCAGCTTCAGAATCCATAGCTTTATTGAATACTGTAGGAGCTAGTGTCTGTACTAATCCGGGGCTGTTGTCAGCTTGTGGGGCTGCAAACCCCTGTAACTGAGGTGATTTAGGCTTCTCTGCCTGAGGCGCGAATGGATTGAAGTTACTCATTCCTACTTACCCCCAGTTTTAGTTGTCTCTTTAGGTGCAACACCAGAGAACAAACCAATGCGCTGAGCAAGAGCTGTGTACGGTGCATCTGCAACAGCTTGGTTCTGTGCTTGTTGTGCTTGACCGATCATACCAAGTGTTTGTGCACCTTGACCCTGCATACCCATAGCTTGGTTAATATTGTTAGTCTGCATCTGTTGTGCCTGCTGGTCAATACCTGCGAAGTTAGCTGCCAGACCTTGCTCAATGCCAGCCTGACTTACTGCCTGACGAGAACCACCAAGACCACCACGTTGCCCAGCCATAGCTGTTGAGGTACCCAGTGCACCTTGGGCCTGTTGTAGGGCTGCTGCTCGTTGACCTGAGAGATCCACTGGTTGACCAGCAATACCCATCATTTGATCAGCAAGAGCTGTTTGGTTACCTGCTGCTGCGATACCTGCTGCTTGTGCAGCTTCACCTGTAGGTGTGAACCCTGCGACCATATCTTTAAAATTGTTTGCGCTGTGTGTATCATACTGACTCTTAGCCACACCGAGCATCTCTTTTATTTCTGGCTTATACTCTGTTGCAAAGCCAGTTGTAGTTGTTGAAGGACCACCGCCCATAATATTTCTCCTTATACAGTAAAGTCTTCTTTGAGACTCTTACGCATGGTTACATATCTTTCTTTCCAGCCTGCCCTTTCAAGGGGCCTGACTAGACCTCGTCGACCTGTAAATTCCACGCAATCAATTTGAGTGTACTCTTTTATCATCTCGGTGAACTCTTCTGTCCACTCGATAAGTTTATCATTGGTTTTTCCACCCAATGTGATTATGTGGATAGCCACAAAGTTATTATATTGTACGATCCTTGTTGACCCTGTGGCAACACGTTCACCATCATCATACACATACCATATGTGCATAAGAGCTGGGTCTGTGATAGCCCCTTGGATCACCTGTAATGGTGTCCACTCACCTGAACTATGGTCTAATGCCTTTGCTACTTCAGGTTCAATCTCGGAGTAGTCCTTAAGGATATCCTCCACTTCTAATCGTACAATATCAATACTCATTGTTAGTCCTCTGTAAGTTTATAATACGGGCCAATCAACCTTCTCGGATGGCTCATAGTTGTTTGGTAGATCTCTCAGCTTTTGCCGATAGGTCGCCCAAGCTTCCTTCTCTTCTAGAGATAGGGGTGTGTCTGGTAGTTGAGTGAAGTCAGAGGTAGATAGTAGTTTATTTCTCTCTGCCCTGACTTCGTCTATTGGTACCTTAGGTGCCTCTGGTTCAACCCAAACACCATTAGCGTGAGTCCAACCCAACTGAGCACCGTTAGTTATCTCTACCCAATTAATCCATTCATCTGGATCTGTTCCGGAGATCTTTTGATATACACCTCCGACAGCTAAACCGTCAGAATTTACTTCTAAATAGTCTGTCATGTTATGCTCCGAAGCTTATTATCATATAACCGTCACCACCTGAGGCTGCTGAAAACGATTGAGCTGACTGATTACCACTGCCTTGATAAGCCCCAAGGTTAGCCTGTGGGACTCCACAACCAAAACCTACAGGGAGTGGACCAGACGCATTACCGTACCATCTCCAATAACCCGTTAAAGTATTAGATATTATATTGGATGGTGAAGATCCATGAGGCCAATCCCCTAATGGAGATCCTGTACCTGTGCCAGCTTCTCCACCACCATAACCCCAAGACATATTTCTGTTTACTATCATGGCGTAGGTGCCTCCAGATCCTGACTGACCATCAAATGAAAAACCTGTCACAGCGGAAGACCCTGTAGCAGTGCCTGCAGAGCCCCCAGAGAGTGTACCAGTCGTGGGAGCGCCACTACTATGATAGTTGAAACTAATGCTTCCACCTACACCACCACCACCTAATGTCAGCTGGGTTGTATAAGTTCCGTTAAGGGAAGAAGCTGTCTGCACTAGAGTAGCTCCCCCATTGCCACCTGCGGAGCCAGAACCAACGGTAACTTTTATGTGTGTTGTTCCAGTAGGGGGTGTGTACGATAAGTTTAAGCAGGCACCCCCACCTCCACCGGAAGCTGCAAAAGCTACATTCTGCTCTACGGCGGCAACGGATATAGATGGCCTACCGCCACCAGCACCACAGCCTGTCATTATCAGTTCAGCAGCACCGTAGGGCATTTCTATGGTTGTTGTACCCGTTGAGAAGCTATGGGTTCTGTTTAAGGCTGCACCAACAAGTGTCAATGTGTTTCCATCCGCTTCAATCACAGCGCTATTCAATATTAGCTTATCTGCGGTCACTGTTCCATCACCTATTTTAACACCATTCAGTGTCGTGGTGTTTGGAACATAGATGTTATCTGTTATGGCTAAACCAGTACCTGCTGGGTCTGCTGATATAGTTGATGCTGTCACTGAATCTGGTCCAGACACTTTTATAGTTGTTGCTGTAATAGCGTTAGTTGCAATCTCGTCAGCTGTAATAGAGTTAGCTTCAATCTCGTTAGCTGTAATAGAGTTAGCTGCAATCTGAGCTGCAGCAATGGAGCCATCAACAATCAAGTTTCCATCTATAAACGAAGCTGGTGCTACCCACGTATCTGCACCACTACTATTTCTAGTGTATCTTCCGGATAACTTACCATCATCATAAGTTATTACTACTGTAGTGCCATAGCCAAATTCTTTCTGGTTACTGTAAGGTCTTCCTGTGAAGTCCTCCACCGCATCAACTGCATCAGAGATCCATGTGGAGTCTCCTAGGGTCGGCATATTGTACCCACCTTTAGTGTAGGTTACAAAAGGTATGCCCCCGTCTTTGGCTTGTACTGGGAAGATTGCCCAAGATGTAGACACACTATCTATCACGAACTTCTCAGCAACCCAGTACGCAGTGCTTGGTGGAGACCCTGTTAAGGAAGTCCATGTAACTCCAGTGCCGGGGCTATCTGGGTCTCCCATTTCTGAGTGGAGTCCGGGGAATGTTGAGTAGTATCTCGCATACGTCGGTGTACTGCCATCAGAGACATCATATACCGTAATAACGGCTGTACCTAGTCTACTCATAAAATACTCCTAGTTTTGTGTAACAGTTACTTCACATTTAAATTGGGTGGAACTATTATTAGCAATATCCCCGAAGCCAACTATGATTGTGTTGTTACCATCTCCATCAGCGGATACTCCACCAGAGGAAACAACATCTCGTGAGCTACTATTTACGACTTGAACATCAGCAGAAGTACCACCGGCATCTGATCGTTGCCAGTTATAGTTAACTTGTAATTGACCACTACCAGTACCTACATGTGTTAAGTAACCACCTGTTTGCATATCTAAGACTTCAGCAGTGATTGTCTTATCAGATCCTGAATTATTCTTAAATACGTTTCCATCATTAGAAACTAGGGTCACCACAATAGCACTTGCTCCCTGAATACCATCACGAACCCGAACAATAGATAATGTATCTGAACCACCAGTAGCACCTGTTACCTTCACAGCAATAGTGTTAGAGTCCGAGAAGTTAGCAGACGAGATTGTGATTGAAGTTGTACCAGTAGCTATCGTTTTAGCTTGGTCAGCCCCTGCGCCTTGGCTCAGAGTACCCCATGAACCACCGTCTACGCTTATGTATGGTGTCAGCGTACCTACAAGACCCTGTGTGTCAACATCAATAATGATATCACTTTGGACACTTGGGGATAAGTTAGTGTCAGCGTCATATTGAAAGTACTGCTTATTAGCCGTTAATATAATAATCGCACCACCGATACCTTCGATAGCCTTGTTCAGAGTGATATTAAGTGTAACTGTTTTTAAGTTTGAAGAACCATCATTTACAGTGATGGGGACTGTCATTGTTGTCGACTTATTACTTGTGCCTGTAGGTAAGGCGTTCATTGTAAGTTCGCCTGTTGTATTGTTCTTAGTTAAAGACCATCCAGTAGAGGAAGAAGTTATAGTTCCAAGTGAGAACTTATTAATGTCAGAACTAGCA